GTTCATGACCGCTCAGGAAGCGAAAGCGGCGCAGCAACTTAAAGCTGATCCTAACTTCGTGGCTCATGAGTCTTACGAATGGGTGATGCTTGGGCCGAAAAATGGCAATAATTTCTTGAATTCCAAACCTAAAAAAGCTGTTGAATATTTCCCAGATTTTGCTAGACAATACAAAGAAAAAACAGGAAAGTTGCAGGGTGTTCCACAAGAAACATCCATCATGGGCGCAATGCGCGACAGTGGTGCTGTAATCCTTGAACTACCAAAACAAGAGCAATGAGCAATATAGCAAAATACATCAGTTATTCCAGAAACGAGGACACATCGACCGAATTGCTTGAGGAAAGGGGATTTAGAATCTACGATACTGGACATGGATCATTTTACTATGTTGACCCAACGGCCCCAGAGGAAGCTGACTTCCTTGCAAGTTCTGCCGCACAAGGAGACTCAGATGCGGAAAAGGCTATTTTGAATTATTAAAATTAAGCCAATGAGCGAGAAACTAACCGCAGAACCAGATCAAGAATGGTTTGCAGAGGTCATGCGTCGAGCCGAGGAACACGGTAACAGGCAGCGTGTGGAGTTCTGGAACCCGCAGGCGGCGGCAAAGTGTCTCTGGCTGCTCGCACAGGGCAAGAGCATCAAGTCCACCTCCGAGATCACAGGGCTTGCCCGTGACACCGTGAGGTCGCTCATGTGGCGGCACAGCGACACTCTGGAGACGAAGCGGAAGGAGTTTAGCCAGAAGTACGCGATGGCGGCTGAAACCTACACCGACCTGCTATTTGCGAAGGCAGACCAACTTGCTGACGACCCTGACCAACTCAAGAACATCTCACCAGACCGACTGGCGATCACCGTGGGTGTTTTAACGGACAAGTCCATGCAACTCTCTGGCATGGCTACTGCGGTTGTGGAGCATAGGCAGGGTGCATCTATCGACGATGCCGCCAAGATGATCGCAGAGGCTAAAAGCCGCATTGCCAGCAAGGTAAAGGCGAAGGCAGTCGAGGCTGAAATTGTCGCATGATCCCAGAACCAGAGTCGAGATTTGATGGGCCGATATTTCACCACTATGTGGTGGAGCAGGACGGCATCCATCACAAGTGCAACACCCTAGCCTACGCCTCGTATTTGGCCGAGAAGTTCAACGCTAAGGTTTGGAATGTGGTGCTGGAGAAGTTCATCACTCCCCACATTGGTCTTTGCGGACACTGTGAGAAATACAGCAAGCTTCACTTTGTGGATGGCAACCGAGGATCACTTCCTCCAGAGGATGATTCGTTTGGATGTGATAAATGCGGAAGTGTTTATCGGATAATCGACATCCTCACGGAAACGGACGCATACAAGACCAACTTATGAAGTGGCGCACCCACCAGATCCTTTCCCCGCCGACCGATGAGGAAATCTCCCTCATGGAGCCAGAGGAGCTTATCGAGCTTCACAGGGTCTATCACGAAGCCGTAGACAACGCAGAACGCGACCCGTACCGCTTTGGCTTCCGACTCCCCCACTGGGCGAAGGCAGAGGATCAGTTGCAGGAGGTAAACGAGATCGTGGCACTAGGCGGCAACCGCAGCGGCAAGACGCAGTGGGGCGCATTCTCCGTGGTGCGTGCTGCTATAGAGAACCCCAACGCCGAGATCATGTGCTTCGCACAGACTTCCGAGGTCAGTATTCGCCAGCAGCAGAGTGCCGTGTGGGATTGGCTTCCAGCGGAGCTACGCACGAAGCAGACTTCATCCGGGACATACATTAGCTACACGAAGAAGAATGGATTTACCGACTCATCGCTCATCCTACCCAACGGCTCTCAGATCATATTTAAGACCTACTCCCAGTACCAGAACAACCCGACCATCTTGGAGGGAGCGGAGTTGGGTTCTCGCTCTCCTAATTGGCATAATGTGGGCGTTTGGCTGGATGAGTATTTGCTTGGGCCTGAGTTGATCAACACCCTGCGGTTCCGACTGGCAACCCGCAACGCAAAGCTACTGCTCACCTTCACCCCAATTGACGGGTACACGGAGGTGATCAAGGAGTATTTGGATGGAGCCACCAGCGTAGAGAGCCGCGAGGCTGAACTGCTAAATGGTGAGCTTGTCCCCTATGTGCAGAGGAGCAAGAAGCGCAATGCATCCGTGCATTACTTCCATTCACAGGACAACCCTTTCGGTGGCTACGAGCGTATTAAGGAGACACTGGTTGGCAGGCCAAGGGAGGAGATCCTAATTCGTGCGTACGGGGTTCCAGTCAAGTCCCACGCCACCAAATTTCCCAAGTTCAACAAGGAGGTAAATGTGGTATCTCCCGACACTATTCCGACGAATAATGTGACGCGCTACCATATTGTCGATCCTGCGGGAGCCAAAAATTGGTTTATGTGCTGGATTGCCGTTGACGCGACTGGAACCTATTGGGTCTATCGGGAATGGCCGGGCGTGGATGTGGGCGATTGGGCCGAGTGGCGAGGAGGCAAGTGGGTTGCTGGGGATGGTGCAAAGGGGCAGGGATACGGCATCCGCGACTATGTGGAACTCATAAAAGACCTAGAGGGTGACGAGGAGATTCTAGAGCGTCTCATTGACCCACGACTTGGGGCGGCAAAGTACCAGTCTGCGGACGGGGCATCATCCATTATCGAGGATTTGAACGACGAGGGCATCGTGTGCATACCCGCCCCCGGCTTGGAAATCGACGATGGGTTGCAAGCTTTGATCGGGAAAATGTCATTTAATGTAACTATACCGTCAGATTCGGTCAACCGACCGCATTTCTATGTCAGCGAGGAATGTGAGAACATCATCCAAGCCCTGAGTGAATACACGGGCGATGGTGGTCTGAAGGAGGCATGGAAAGACCCCATAGATGTCCTGCGCTACGCCGCAATCTCTGGCATTGACCATGTGGACGGGTCACATATAGCTGTAACTAGACAAGGCACAGGAGGATACTAACCATGAAAACAAAGAAGAAAGCAGCAAAGAAGGCAGCAAAGAAGGTTGCGCCAAAGGTAGAACCACAGGCGGAAGCGGTCATTCCAGCCCCAGAACCAGCACCTGAGCCACTAGAGGTCACGGTGATTGGCCTCGCCAACAACCCCAGATATGTGTATGCATCGTTAGATGGGGAGCGTATTGCCGTCGAGGTTCCCGCATGGATGTCACCTCGCCTAGTTCGCAAACCCATTAAAGTTCACAAGAAATTAGACTCCGAGCATTACGAATTACATGGAAACTGAATATGAATCCGAAGCCCTAGAGGGTGAAGCGTTGATCTATGTGGAGAAGGAGCCAGATGTTGGTTCTCTTTCCTATGCCTACGAGACCGCTTTGCTAGACCTCGATGAGTATTTCCAGTCCTGCCTGCGTTCGTATGACGAGAGGCGCAATATCTGGGAAGGTAAGTCTGACGACCTCCGCAAGCATGGTGCTAACGCATTCCCGTGGGAGGGAGCCTCCGACCAAGAGGTAAATGTCATTGGTGAGCGGATCGATACCTATGTGGCATTGTTCGACCAAGCCCTCCAGCGTTCCCACATCAAGGCGTTCCCGACCTCAATGGCATCCATGCCACGGGCGGCGATGGTCAGCGGCTTCCTGAAGTGGATGAGGTCGAGCTACATCCCAAATTTCCGCGAACATATGGAACTGGGGGCTAACTACCTGCTCGAAAAAGGCCTCATGATCTCGTATGTTGGCTGGCAGCGGGAGTCCCGAACCTACCTCCAGACCATGACTCTGGACGAGGTGGCGCAGGCCGCTCCAGAGATGGTGGATTTGTTGATGGACGAGAATGCCACAGAAATGGCCCTAGGATTGATTCTGACGGCTTTCCCTGCACTTTCGGGGAAGAGAGCCAGAAAGGCCCTCAAAGACCTCAGAACGAAGGGAGAGGCGCAAATACCCATTCCGAGGGTAACCGTGGATCGCCCGGTCGTCCATTCCTGCGCCCCGGACGGGGAGGTCATCCTACCGCCCTATGTCTCTGACCCGCAGCGCAGCCCCTACATCTTCTGGAGAACCTTCCTGACTGCTCAAGAACTGGAGAAAAAGGTCACCAACGAGGGCTGGGACGAGGAATGGGTGGACTACGCCATCGAAAACCTCCGTGGCAAAGATTCCATGTACTTGGATGGCGAGAAGCAAAAAAATGTAACTAGGTTGCCAATCACCGACGACAACGACCTCGTTATGGTGGTCTACGGCTACCAGCGTTTGATTGACGAAGAGGATGGCAGCGAGGGCATCTATTGTACCGTTTTCCACCCGTCCGCAGAGGGCTATGCCAAGCACGAACTTCTTAATGGCTATGACGACTATCCGTTTGTGGTAACTCGTTTATCTAACAACCAGAAGCGCATGTACGAGGTGCAAACTTTCGGTGACATCCTGCGCGGCGCACAACTCCAGATCAAAACCGAGCGTGACTCGCGTGTTGACCGCGCATCTCTGGCAACCCTTCCTCCGCTCATGCACCCTGCTGGCAAGCCTCCCTCCGACTGGGGACCGGGCAGGCGCATCCCATATCGTCGTCTGGGTGAGATCCAGTGGGGACCGACACCACCTATGGACTCTGGTTCCGTAGAAGTTGAGGTTTCGATGATCGGACAGGCAGACCGCAGCGTTGGTCTCGACCTTAACAATCCGCTCTCGTCCATGAGGCAGCAATACTTCGTGTCCAAGTTCTTGGATCATGTGCGTGATGTCCTGAACCTTGCTTGGAAGCTGTATCAGAGAATGGGGCCTGATGAGGTGTTCTTCCAAGTTACTGGCAACCCCAACCCGCAGGTGATGACAAAGGGTTCTGCTGACGAAAACTTCTCCATCGTGGTCAACTTCGACTCCCAGAGCAATGACCCAGAGACTGCCGAGACGCAGTTGAAAAACATGGTGTCTCTGGTGCAACTCGACCGCAACGGAATCATGGATGTCAACAAGCTGTTGGAATTTACGGCTTCCAGCATCAATCCAATCTTTGCCGATTATGTCCTGCAACCCGCCGAGGAAGCGCAGCAGAAGGTCATGAAGAATGTC